CTTCCCGATTCCGGACGCAAAAGACCATATAGTTTTGCATTACAAGTCGTAGAATCAGACCGGTTAAATACGCCGTATGATTTATTCGCTGATAAAAATGTGCGCCTTGGCGTGCAAGTGGGCGAATATGGTGAACCGATAGCGTATTATATCCGTACCTGTCACCCCGGGGACATAAATTACGCTACTAATTTAAGCGGCAACTCTCTTAATAATTATATTCGTTATTCCGCTTTTAATGATTTGGGTGATCCAAATATATATCATCTCTATCATGTAAAGCGCGCCGGTCAAACACGAGGCGAACCGTTCTTTGCGCCGGTTATCAATTTATTCAAAGATCGTTTTGAATATATGGAAGCTGAAATTGTCGCCACCAGAGTGGCAGCATGCTTTTCCGTCTTTATTAAAAAAGAAAATGCATACGAAGTCAGTGTAGGCAGATCAACTCAGGATACTACCGGGAAGAGGGTCGAGGAGTTAAGCCCAGCCATGATTGAATATCTTAATCCTGGGGAATCAATAGAATCATTCAGTCCGAATCGTCCGGGTGGAACTTTCGGACTCTTTATGGAGAGAATCTTGAGGGATATTTCATCCGGTTTGAATATTCCTTATGAAATCTTGGCGAAAGACTTTTCGAAATCAAATTACTCTAATACCCGCGCGGCATTACTTGAGGCGCGTAGATTTTTTATGATGCAACAAAGATTTGTCGCGGATAAATTTGGCCAGCCGGTATTAATGGCGCTTTTAGAAGAGGCATATCTAAAGGGTGAGCTTCCTGTTTTAGATTTTTATAGTAACCGCGCGGCTTATGTGCGATCTCGATGGATTGCACCCGGATGGCAGTGGGTTGATCCTAATAATGAGGTTAAAGCGGCAATCGATGGTGTTAATAATAATATTTCTACCTTAGCCGAGGAAACCGCGACACAGGGACAGGACTGGGAAGATACTATTGAACAGCGCGCGCGGGAACTAAAGAAAATAAAAGAACTCGAGGAAAAATACGGTATCAAGTTAACCCCGCAGCCGGCACCTAAAGCAGGACCACAACCATCGGCTGATCAGCAACCAGGGGATGCGGTTCCCGCGGATCAACCAGCCGGACCCGATAATCAGCAGCAGCCGGGAGGTAATTAAAATGAGCAAGAATAAGAAAAATAAGAGCAATAAAGAACAAGCGGTAAAAGAAAAAGATTTAAAGATAGCTATTGTCCCCATGGGGATGATGGTTAAGGCAAAGACTTTTATAGTATCACTTTTTAAGAAGCAGTTATAAAGGGGGAATTGAGATGCCAAAAACTGAATTTTTAAGGTCAAATATCGCCCAAGGTATTGAAGCGGGCGCCAAGGGAGTCGCTCCCGGATTGAAACATGAAAAGGGCAAGGGTGTTATCCTTGGATATTCCGTAATTAATAAGGGCAAGTTAAACGAGCAAGATGTCCGTAAATGGGAGATGGATGATGTATCCCTGAACCAGATCGTTGATTTGGGTAACAAAAGCGTTATCGGAATTAAATCTCGTTTTGGCCATCCTAATATGAGTGGGGAGGCATTAGGGACATTTCTTGGCCGCGCGAAGAATTTTCGGCGCGAGGGAGATGTGGTGAGAGCCGATCTTTATTTTGATGAGACTGCATATAAGACACCAAACGGTGACCTAGCGACGTATGTATTAGATTTAGCTGCGAATGATCCGGAATCATTTGGCACATCGATTGTTTTTTCTGCTGATTTTGAAACTCGATTGGAAAAAGATGGTACTCCTAAAAAAGACGCCAAAGGAAATTCATTACCAGATTTGGTGAGGTTTAAAATGTTATACGGCTCTGATGTTGTTGATGATCCCGCGGCCACAAATGGCATGTTTGGTAAATTCTTTAATGAGAGCGTGGAATTATCAGCAAAAGCCACAGAGTTTTTAGATAAATTACTTTGTAATCCCGATGCAGTTGAGCGGGTGATGAGTTTTCTCGAGAGATATCGAGAAAATCGGGTTGATATAGATCTAGTAGGGCAGGGTAAAGAAAAAGTAACATTAACCAAGGAGGATGAGATGGTGGAAATCAAGGATCTAACCGTAGACCAGTTAAGGAAAGAACGCCCTGACCTGGTGACGGCGTTGTATCAGGAAGAGCGTTTGAGAGCCTTAGCAATCGTAAAAAATGCGCATAGCGAATTCGCTGGTATGGGCATGGAAACGATTGTGGAAGAATCGCTGGAAAATGGAAAGACCATTGATGCCTCGTTGGCTACAATGAGAAAAAAGAGGCTTGATGATCTTTCGGCCAAGGGTAATAAGGCACCCGGGGCTGATGGTGATGCACCCGCAGGAAAAAAGACACATCTTGAGCGGGCAAAGGACTATGCAAAAGAGCACAAATGCGGAATCGTAGAGGCTCTGCGGGCAACGGCTGAACCGCGTCAGTAAACAGTCGAGGGTAGTTGTGATTAATTCATGTGAAATAAATTAACCAAGGAGGAATCAGATGTCACAGGAAAATGTAGGAGTTAAGACGTTTACGGCGACAGAAGCCTTAGAAGCTTATCGCCGGGTCAAATTAACCACAAGCAGTGGCACTGCTGTCGAATATGCCGATGCAGGAGAAGAGTTTATCGGTATAACCGCGCACAAAGCCGCAATTACTGAGCAAGTATCAGTAACTTTACGCTCAGCATCCAGATCATATAAAGCTGTCGCAGCTGAAGTTTTAGCTGTTGGCGCAACTTTGTATGGGGCCAATGACGGCAAGGTACAGGATACTGTTTCTGGTACCGCGCAGGGAGTAGCCTTAGAGGCTGCAACTGCTGATGGGGATGTGATTGAGATTTTGTCAAACAACGGCGCTGCTGGAGCTATTGGACCCAGCTCTTTCGTTGATGAAGCGGCCAACAATGGAGCAGTACCCATTTTGATCCGCAAGGTCTGCAATTTTGATGGAGTACCAACTGCGATCGCCGTAGCTACAGTTGCACGCAAGTTGCGCATTATGGATTGGTGGATCCGCGCGATTGATACCACAGCAGCTAATATTACCGTTAAAAACGCTGGGACATCAATTTCTACCGCAGTATTAGCAAAAGGTGGTACAGCGGATGCGATTGTTCGTGGAGTTAGTATTGTAGAGGCCCAGGCAGAAGTTGCATCAGGCGCAGCGATCACCGTAGAGTCATCGGCCGCAAGTGCAGATATCGAACTGTACATTTTAGCCGTACCGATAGCGTAAAAGCGGTAAAGAGTAACACAAGGTAAAAATTAGAATGAGTCAAATACAAAACAGCAACATAACCAAGGAGGAATCAGATGCCAGGAGTTGATTATTCAGGAGCCAGGGCTACGCCGAGATTGGATCTTGGTGCGGCAGTTATGGAGTTCATTCAGCAGGACAATGATTACATCGGGACAAAGGCCTTCCCGACGTTTCCCACCAAGCTAAAGAAGGGTACCTTTAGCGCGATTACCCGGGAAACAATCGCCCAGACGGGTGATACCAAGAGGTCAGCAAGAAGCACATACAACCGCGGAAGTTTTGGGGCAAAGGATAAGTCCTATGCTTGCGAAGAGAATGGTTGGGAGAACCCGGTTGATGATTCCGAAAGAGCTCTTTATGCCAATGATTTTGATGCAGATTTAACCGCAGCTAAAATCGCACTCGGCATAGTTTTAAGGAATCAAGAGAAAAGAGTAGCTGATAAATTGTTCAGCACCGCTACGTTTACCGGTTCAGCTTTATATACCGATATCTCCAGCAGCGCCCCGTGGGCCACGATAGGATCATCTGTTCTTGCAGCAGTCCGCACAGCCAGACAGAAAGTGCGCGCAAATTGCGGGTTACAACCCAACGCAATAATCATGAGCGCAACCAATAGGGATAGGCTTGTTGCCTTGACCGAAGTAAAGGATGCGATCAAGTATACATCCAGGACGACCGAGCAGGAGTTGATCAATGCGTTGGCCGATCTCTTAGGCGTGAAATATGTTCTCGTTGGCAATGCCATCAAGAATAGCGCCAAAGAAGGCCAGGCGTTCGCAAGCGCTGATATTTGGTCAGCAACCTATGTTTCCTTGGCCGTAATCGCTGAGAATGCTTTAGATCTTTCTCAGCCGTCAGTAGGACGTACGTTCCTTTGGAATCAGGATTGCCCGGATAACGCATTTGTTGAGCAGTATCGCGGTGAGGATATCAGAAGCGACATCTTCCGCGTACGTCAGCATACCGATGAGAATCTTATCGATGCTTATTTCGCGCATCTTTTAAAGGTAGCGTAACCATAAGTAAAAAATCCATCGCCTCGGGGGAGCAATCCCCCGGGGTGTGGTTTTAAGACTATGACATTTAAAACCCAGCTGGCAACAGATGCAGCTTTGATATTTTTAAGCGGCGATGAATTTGCTGAGGTGATTTCATACGTTCAAAAAGGCGTTGCGGCGAAATCAATTAAAGCTATTGTCGAACGTAAAAGGATTTCGCCGGCGAGTGAAGATTCCGGCCGCACACTTATTGATCAGGTTGAGATCATTATCGCAAATGACGCCACATACGGCGTAGCATCGATAAATAAAGGCGGTGACACGGTCTCCTTGCCGGAACGAATTGGCGGAACAAGCATTACCTGGAGCGTGGCAGATATCCTAAATCAAGATTCAGGAACATGGCATTTACTTTTGACGAAATAAAATGTCCGAATTAACCGTAGAAATAAATACAAAGAATTTAGAAACGGCCTTAAGGATTTTCCCTAAAGAGCTAAAGTATGAAATAGCCGATGGGATGGATCATATTAGCAAAAAATTCTTAGGTACTTGGCGCAAAGCGAGGCTTTTCGGGCCCCCCGGAATTAGGGGGAATACACAATTCGGATTATTTGGAAGATTCCACCGGGCATCTCTTATCCCCGGCGAGAATGAAGGCATCGAAGGAATGGGTATGATCATCTTTACCGATTCTAAGATCGCCCGCATGCAAGAAGTTGGGGCAAGAGTTACAAACCCTGGCGGGGGGAAAATAGCAGTACCTCTATCGGCCAGGGCTGAAATGTTTACCAGTGACGGTCGGCTTAAGACTAAATACCGCCACCCGCAAGAAATAAGCAATGTAAAAAAGATATTTTTACGCGGAAAAGGATATCTGGCAAAGTTTGTACAAAGAGCAAAGACAATAATACCGATGTATATTTTAAAAAACAGCGTCCGCATTAAGCCGCGTCTTGGCTTTTACTTAACTTGGGATTCGATGCAGAACGCCCGAATTGAAATTCTTAATAAATCAATAAAGAATACATTAGAAAAAACTAAATGAGCACATCAATACGCGAAAACATCCTGGCAAATTTGAAGACTACCCTAGAGGGGATCACAACCATCCTTGGTTATAATAACACAATGGCTAGTATCCAGAGATGGAATCAACGCGGTAATTCTTTAGCATTAGTGCCTTGCATCGTGGTTAATTCCGGACAGGAAGAAAAGAAGCCGGAACCGAATCCCCAGGCGACCTGTAAATTTGCAATATACCTTGATGTTTGGTATCGACAGGACGATGACGAGACAAGGCCATCAGATCAGATAATCAGCAGCCTTTTAGCAGATGTGGAAAAGGCGATAATGGTAGATCCTACGCGCGGGGGTAATGCCGAGGATACCAATATATTAAACAATACTCCCTTTGAAACCATTGACGGCCAGCCGAGTTTTGGGGTTGTCGTTGAACTTGAAATTATATATAAACACAAATTAACGGACCCGACGGCGTATGTATAAATTAATTCACGTGAAATAAATTAACTAAGGAGGACCAGATGTTAATTAGAAAGCGGCAATTAGCGGTAAAGATTGAAGCAGTCGAAGGAACGGCCGAGGCATTAACTGCGGCAGAAGCTAAGTTATTGGTTTATAACCCGAAGGTTACTCACGATATAGAAATGTTTACCCGGGACCCGGTGCGGTCTACCTTCTCAGGCATGGGCAAGATCGCCGGCAAGAGACCCGCGGGCCTTTCATTTCGTATAGAATTGCGCGGATCAGGCACTAAAACAACCGATCCGGCATGGATAACCCTATTAAAGGGTTGCGGATTTGAGTCAAATGTACTTAAATCCATCGCCATTGGCGCAATTACTGCTGGTCCTTTTCAGCATGGCGAGATCATCACTGGCGGTACATCTTCCGGTAAAGGCCGCGTTATTATTAATACGGCCACAGGCGCAACGAAAGTTTATTATACCATCGTTTCAGGAACATTACAGACTGGTGAAGTGCTTACTGGCGGCACATCAGGAGCATCCGCAACATCTTCAGGTGCTCCCGCGACTGAAGGTCAGGAATATCGTCCGATCAGTAGTGGCGTATCATCCTTGACCTTGGGATGTTATGAAGATGGCGTGCTTAAGATGATTAAGGGCGCCCGGGGTAATGTGAAATTTGGTTTTAAGAGTGG